CCTACCTCGACTCCTCGAGGTTCGAGTTCCCCGGAGACCGCACGTACGAGCGCTACCTGACGAACAGGGGGGTGTAGCCGTGATTCCTCCTCCGGACCCGCCGGGTGGTGAGTCGTCGCAGACCCCGACGAGTCGCCCCACCTACACGCTGATCCCAAGGCCGCCCGCGCCGACGCCCATGAAGACGCACGTCCCCGGAGACCCGTCGTACGGCTCCGGTGTCCCGCTATCGGCGGTCCCGCAGATCGAGCAGATGCGGAACCCAACATCGACACTGTTCGCCAACCCGCTCGACAACCAGACCGTCACCGACATCATCGACCGGGCCAACTTCATCGCCAACTGGCCAAAGAAGTGGAGCATCAAGTTCAACCCGCCGCTGGCTCGGAGCGCGAGCGGGGTCGAGATGGGGGTGTGGGGCAGGGACAGCAAGGGCAACATGACCGACCTGTCCAGCGCCACCCCGGACACACGCGACGTCACCATGGGCGACGCCAACCTCACCACCCGCCTGCACCGCAAGGGCTACGTCATCCCCGACATCACATACAGCGAGGACTGGGCGGCCACGGCCGAGGGCAACGACGTGACCGTCGAGTCGGAGTTGCCCAACTCGAAGTCGCTGCTGGTGCTCAACGGCAAGCCCACGATCTACGGGTTCAAGTTCCTCTACAACCCGGCCACCCTCGACTTCAGCGTCGGCGCCTACCCGGGCGTGAACATCTCGTACCTCTACTCGGGCAAGAACACCGCCATGCCGACCGGCGTGCAGGGAACGGGGTCGACGATCAGCATGTCGTTCCCGCTCACCCGCATCGACGACATGCAGTTCATCCACGGCCCGGGCCGGGTCATCCGCGTCTACGACGGCAGTGACCTGCGCAAGATCAAGTCCCCCAACTACACGATTGACGGGGACGTCAACGACGTCTACGGCAAGACCGGCGAGTTCTCCGTCACCAACGAGGACATCCAAGGCATCGGCTCGCGGGGCACGATGTACGACCTCGAGTTCCTCTTCCGGGCGACTCTGGGCCGGGCGTGGAACACGCAGTACCGAGCGAAGACCGCCGACGTCGGCATCCTGTTCAGCATGCCGATGGTGCTGGTCCTGTCGGAGACCATGGTCTACCGGGTCCGCATCAGCAGCGTGCAGTTCACCCACAGGTCCTTCACCCCCGACATGGTTCCGCTCTACACCGACGTGGCCCTCGGCTTCGAGCGCATCCCCGACGTGACGAGGCTCGGATGATCTTCATCGGCAGCAGGTACCAGCAGAGCCCGGTCTCCTTCATGCTCGACGGGCGGACCGGCCGGACCAACCCGACGGTGATGCGCGCCACCCGGGTGACGGACGCCTCGCGGGTCACTCGGTGGGACTACGGCGCGCGCATCGACATCTACGGCTCCGCGCTGTACGACGACCCCGAGCAGTGGTGGCGCGTCATGGACTGCAACCCGGACATCCTCGACCCTGCCTCGATGCTGCCCGGGACACCGCTGAGGTTGCCATGAGCGTCAAGTACCGGACGAGGGGTCAGTACAAGGTCGAGTTCCCGCTGTCGCAGGTCGAGCAGTTCGACGTCTTCTACACCGGGCTGGAGATCAGGCAGAAGATCCGCCAGCACGACATCGCGACCATCCGCGTGCGGACGACGAAACTCAAGTGGCTCGACGCCTTCCCCACCGGGGCTCCGGTGACGATCACGTACCACGGGCAGGATCGCATCCTCGGCACCTTCGTCGGCTACGTCACCAACATCCGGCCCGTCCTCGCGGAGGAGGAGGGCTACTACATGCGCGACATCGTCTGCGTGGCCGCCTCCCGCGACCTGCGGGCGACCGCTCGGCAGACCTACCGCAACAGGACCGCGCCAGAGATCGTGCAGGCCATCGGCAAGCAGATCGGCTTCCGCGTCGTCACCCAGCAGCACGGCCTGCGACGGCCGACGGTGACCCACAGTGGCGACACCTACTGGGAGTTCCTCACCAAGTTGGCCAAGCGCACCGGCTACGTGCTGCGGGTCGAGGGAACGACGATCCTGTTCATGCCCCTGCCGGACCTCATCAAGATGTACATCAGTCGCGCCCCCTTCCTCACCGACTACGCGGACATGGGCACGGTCGGCAACGAGCCGCCCAACGTGCACTCCATCGACGCGTGGGCCGGGGACACCTCCGACGATCCCGACGACCTGTCCGACTCGACCACCTACACCGCCATCGAGCCGACGACCGGCAGGGTCCACAACGAGCGGCAGACGCCAACGTCGGCTCTCCACCGGGGCGTCACCAGCCGGTCCCCGTACGACCGCTACCCCAGCGACGTCGCCGTGCACAGCCGGGAGGACGCGCGACTGCTGGCCAAGGGCGCGGCCGACAACGGCATGATGGCCTTCGACACGAAGATGACGGTCGCCGGGGAGTCCGGCCTGAAGCCGTACCGGCCGGTCACCCTCAACGTGAAGGACGGGGCCCTCGACGGAACGTGGGTGGTCAAGGAGGCCGTGCACCGGCTGGCCAAGGGCCAGTACACCTGCGACGTCGTGGTCTCCACCGAGTCTGTGGTCGGCGGTGCCGTCGGAGGATCGCGCGGAGCGCGGAAGACGCGCGACCTTGGCGCAGAGGTGGCGCAGGGCGTGGCCCCGGACATCATGGATGTGTCCCGGCTGAAGTCGATGACCACGGGTCCGGGCGCGGGCATGACGGGAAGCACGGGGCGGTGGGTCGCGCGTTAGCGCGGACCCACCCTGACGAGGACGGGAGAATGACGAGATGCGAGCGATAACCCTGCCGTTCCGGCTCGACGGCTACGGCAACGTGGCCAGCACCACCGACATCAACAAGATCTGGGCCGACCGGGTGCGGACCGTCGTGAGCACCCAGCCGAGCGAGCGCGTCATGCGCCCGGAGTTCGGCTGCCCGATGCCCGAGAACCTGTTCGTCGCCATCACCACCGTCCCCGAGTTGGTCGAGGGCCAGACGGCGGACGCCTTCACGCGGTGGCTGCCCGGCCTGAAGTTCGAGAAGGTCGAGACCCAGACCATCGACGAGGGCGAGGGCAGCATTGAGGTCGGGGTCTTCTACTCGATCCCCACGGTCCAGCAGAACACCGACAGCCCGCTCTACTCGATAGTCATCTAAGGAAGCGCCGTGGCCAACACACCCCTGCCCGTACAGGTCGACTACACCTCGAGGGACTACGCCTCCCTGCGGGCGGACATGCTCGCGCGAATCCAGTCGAGCATCCCCGACTGGAACCCGACCGACCCTGCCGACTTCGGCGTGGCCCTCGTCGAGTCCTTCGCGTACATGGGCGACCTCATGTCGTACTACATCGACCGGGCGGCCAACGAATCCTCGCTCGCCACCGCCACCCGCCGAGCCAGCGTGGTGGCCATCGCGCGCGACCTCGGCTACACGGCAACCGGCTACACCCCGGCGGTGGTCACCGCGACGATCACCAACACCAGCGGGGCCTCGCTGTCCATCCCTGCCGGGACGGTGCTCACGGCGAACGTGGACGCGGGCGACAACATCCTGTCGATCCCCTTCGAGACCGACACCACCACCAGCGTCCCGAACGCCACCCCGACCACCATCGCGTGCACGCAGGGCGTCACCCGCATGGGAGCCGGTCACGGCGAGGTGCTCGGTACGTCGAACGGCCAGCCGTCCCAGTACTTCGAGATCCCCGACGAGGCGATCATCAAGGAGACCGTGCAGGTCTACGTCTTCGACGGGGTCAACTTCACGCCGTGGCAGCGGGTCGAGCACCTGTCCGACTACACGCCGCTCTCCCGGGTCTACCGGGTCCTCGACGTCGGCAGCGGGGTCTTCTACGTCCAGTTCGGCGACGGCGTGTCCGGGCTGGTCCCGCAGGCCAGCCACGTCGTCACGGCGATCTACCGGGTGGTCGACGGCCTGCGCGGCAACGTCCCAGCGGGCACGATCACCGAGGTCACCTCCATCCCCGGACTGTCCCCTGCGCAGGTGGCTGCCCTCGCGGGCGTCCTCACCTCCACCAACGACTCGGCCGCCAGCGGGGGCACCGATCCCGAGGAACTGGAGTCGATCCGGTTCAACGCGTCGCAGGCCTACCGGACCACCTCCCGCGCGGTGTCGCTCGAGGACTTCCAGAACGTCGCCCTGTCAGTGCCGTCCTGCGGCAAGGCCAGCGCCGCGTCGGACACCCCCGGCCTCGTGCTGGTCAGCGTGGCCCCGTACCGCAACACCGGCGCCGCTGAGTCGCACCCGGGCTTCGACGAGACCACTCCGGGCTCGGGGGTCTGGGTGCCGAACGTCGAACTCACCACCCTGCAGGAAGCGGTGGCGGCCGAGATCGAGAAGAACCGGCTGGCCGGGACGCAGGTCTCCATCATCGACCCGGTCTACGTCTACATCGTGCTCACCATGACGGTGCACGCCCTGCCCTCGGTCCGGCAGTCCGACGCCTTCACGCTGGTCACCCAGTCCATCACCGAGCGGCTGGACTACGCGCGCGCGACCTTCGGGTCGAGCATCTACCTCAACGACGTCATCGCGCTGGTCTCCGCGCTCGGCGTGTCCGACGCGGTCACCGTCAGCGCCCTGCACGTGGTCGGCGGCGCCGGGGCGGCCAACATGACGGCGGCCGACCACGTGC